GAGCCTTTGTGGGCGGAGCCACACATTGTGTGCCTTCACAGTGTCATCCAGCGGTGCTGTTGGCTGGACTCTCCCACCTCCAACTATCAGCTCGGTCCAGTCCTTGATCTTCATTCCGGCCATGATGGGGTTGTTGCGTCCACGCACCTTCGTAACCCTACTGACCACCTCCTCATTACCACCCCGTTGGATCAATACACGGCTTTGTTCCACGAGGGCTTGGGCTTCAGCAGCTGGTTCAGCCTCCCCGCGTGATTCCCACGAACCGTTGACAAAAGAGCCTATGCTCCTGTTCAATTGGCCGCTTAATCCTCTGGGTGTTACTAGCATTCGTAAGTATTCGGCAGCCCGCTCACCGGTGAGACACTTCGCTTCCTGTGCCTCAAATCCCGCCTCCATGGCTATACTTCTCCATCTCAGCGCTCTACCGATATCTTTGAATGTTGCCACCATATCGTCACCATGGCAGTAGGCCACTCTGGGCTCACAACCCAGCCCTATGCCACAATTCCCAGTAATCCAGCCAACATATATTGTGTTCAGTATGGTGTTTATCAGGGTAGTATCACGCACCCCGCTTGGTAGGCCTTGCCTCCATAGACCGTCACCCACGTCGTCTGGGTAATGTACTATGATATTGGTCCAACCTTTAATCAACCAATCGCAACAAGCCGTGATGTCCTCCCGATCCTCACCGGTTAAGGCGATTTTAGCTACCCGCTTGATACCGTCATAATACCCTTGGATGTACTCTAACCTGTGCTGTGCATTGAAATCTTTATAATCAAAGCTCAACACCGCCTCACTTCCTCGGGTAGCCGCTACTAGATCCGCGTAAATAGTAGCCTTTTTTTGGAGTGAACCCCCAACATCAGCTACTCTACCCACGAATCTCTCGATCCAACTGCTAACCCTGTCGGCAACCAAGTAGAAGTGCACATCTAACCCATAGATTGCCCGTAGCTTAGCAGCTAATTCATCCCGTTTGGTATGTGGCCTAATTTCACCACCGGGCTCCTTATCCAGCATCAGTCTTGGGAAG